CAAAGGTGAGAGGCACATGCCGGTAATTAAAGTACGTGAAAACGAGCCGTTCGACGTAGCACTGCGTCGCTTCAAACGTTCCTGTGAGAAAGCAGGTGTTCTGGCGGAAGTTCGTCGTCGTGAGTTCTATGAAAAACCGACTACCGAACGTAAACGCGCCAAAGCTTCTGCTGTGAAACGTCACGCGAAGAAACTGGCTCGCGAAAACGCACGCCGTACTCGTCTGTACTAATCTCTGGAGGGGACTCCCCTCCTTTCAGACCGAGTTGTAGTTGTAAAGGCCGTGCTTCCGAAAGGAATGCGCGGCTTATTTTCGTTTATGAACTGACATCCCTACGCTTTTTGCCCCGCATCGTCGTCGTGCGATCGCATTTCATGGCAAGCAGAAAGTTAACGGGTAAATGGGGCTTATGGCTGGACGAATCCCACGTGTCTTTATTAATGACCTGCTGGCTCGTACCGATATCGTCGACCTCGTTGACGCGCGGGTAAAGCTCAAGAAACAGGGCAAAAATTACCACGCGTGCTGTCCGTTCCATAATGAGAAAACGCCTTCATTTACCGTAAACGGCGAAAAGCAGTTCTACCATTGCTTTGGCTGTGGCGCGCACGGTAACGCCATCGACTTTTTGATGAACTACGACAAGCTCGAGTTCGTCGAAACCGTTGAAGAGCTGGCGGCCATGCATAACCTGGACGTGCCTTACGAGGCGGGTACCGGGCCGAGCCAGATAGAACGCCATCAGCGGCAGAACTTGTATCAACTGCTGGATGGCCTGAGTACGTTTTATCAACAATCCCTGACGCAACCGAATGCCAGTGACGCGCGTGAATACCTTTCCCGACGCGGTTTAAGCGCCGATGTCATTTCGCGCTTCGCTATCGGTTATGCGCCGGCCGGGTGGGACAACGTGCTCAAGCGCTTCGGCGGCAACGAGGAAAATCGTCAGTCGCTGATTGATGCCGGCATGTTGGTTACCAACGATCGCGGGCGCAGTTATGACCGTTTCCGCGAGCGGGTCATGTTCCCGATCCGCGATAAACGGGGCCGGGTGATTGGTTTTGGCGGTCGCGTGTTGGGTGACGGCCAGCCTAAATATTTGAACTCGCCGGAAACCGATATTTTCCATAAGGGCCGCCAGCTGTATGGCCTTTATGAAGCGCAGCAGAGCAGCCCTGAACCGGCGCGCCTGCTGGTGGTCGAAGGCTATATGGATGTGGTTGCGCTGGCGCAATACGACATCAACTATGCGGTCGCGTCATTAGGCACCTCCACTACGGCTGACCATATTCAGTTGTTGTTTCGGGTGACCAACAACGTCATTTGCTGTTATGACGGCGACCGGGCCGGACGGGATGCGGCATGGCGCGCGCTGGAAACGGCGCTGCCTTATATGACCGACGGACGGCAATTACGCTTTATGTTTCTGCCCGACGGCGAAGACCCGGATACGCTGGTACGTAAAGAAGGTAAAGACGCGTTTGAAGCGCGTATGGATCAGGCTCAGCCGCTCTCAACCTTCTTGTTTAACAGCCTGATGCCACAGGTGGATTTAAGCACGCCGGATGGCCGCGCGCAGTTAAGCACGCTGGCGCTACCGCTGATCACGCAAGTGCCCGGCGAGACGCTGCGAATTTACCTGCGCCAGGAATTAGGAAAAAAGCTCGGTATCCTGGATGACAGCGCGCTGGAGCGCCTGATGCCGAAGCAGGCCGACGCCGCGCCGCGTAACGCGCCGACGCTAAAACGCACAACCATGCGTATACTGATAGGACTGCTGTTACAGAATCCTGAGCTGGCACCGCAGGTGCCGCCGCTGGATGCGTTGGACAAAGACAAACTGCCTGGGCTTGGCTTATTTGCAGAACTGGTCAACACTTGTTTGTCACAGCCAGGTCTGACCACCGGCCAGCTTTTGGAGCAGTATCGCGGTACAAAAGAGGCCGCCACCCTTGAAAAACTGTCGATGTGGGACGATATAGCAGATAAGGACATTGCAGAAAAAACGTTCACCGACTCACTCAACCATATGTTTGATTCGATGCTTGAACAGCGCCAGGAAGAGCTTATCGCTCGCGAGCGCACGCACGGTTTAAGCAGCGAAGAACGCCGGGAGCTCTGGAGATTGAACCAGGAACTGGCAAAAAAATGAATTCCGCGGCTTAACTGCCGATTATCGTTCGGGTGAACCCCCGAAGGCCGCAAAGAGGTGCTGCGGCATGAAAATAAATCAGCCCTCGCTCGTTATTGTTGGCGGTCACGCCTGCCGACACAACCCTCATGAAATAAGTGTGGATACCGTCTTATGGAGCAAAACCCGCAGTCACAGCTGAAGCTTCTCGTCACTCGTGGTAAGGAGCAAGGCTATCTGACCTATGCCGAGGTCAATGACCATCTGCCGGAAGATATCGTCGACTCCGATCAGATCGAAGACATCATCCAAATGATTAATGACATGGGCATCCAGGTGATGGAAGAAGCACCGGACGCCGATGATCTGCTGCTTGCTGAAAACTCAAACAGCACTGATGAAGATGCAGAAGAAGCTGCTGCCCAGGTACTGTCCAGCGTTGAGTCTGAAATCGGGCGCACTACCGACCCGGTTCGTATGTACATGCGTGAAATGGGTACTGTTGAACTGTTGACCCGCGAAGGCGAAATCGACATCGCTAAACGCATTGAAGACGGGATCAACCAGGTTCAGTGTTCTGTTGCCGAGTACCCGGAAGCCATCACCTATCTGCTGGAGCAGTACGATCGCGTTGAAGCGGGCGAAGCGCGCCTGTCTGACCTGATCACCGGTTTTGTCGACCCGAACGCAGAAGAAGATCTCGCGCCGACCGCGACCCACGTGGGCTCAGAACTGTCCAGCGAAGAGCTGGAAGATGATGACGACGAAGACGAAGACGACGATTCCGACGACAGCAGCGATGACGACAACACCATCGACCCGGAACTGGCCCGTGAGAAGTTCAGCGAACTGCGCACCCAGTACGAAGCCGCGCGCGTTGTCATCAAAGCGAAAGGCCGCAGTGATAAAGCCGCTCAGGAAGAGATCCTGAAGCTGTCTGAAGTCTTCAAACAGTTCCGTCTGGTGCCGAAGCAGTTCGATTACCTGGTTAACAGCATGCGTACCATGATGGACCGCGTGCGTACCCAGGAACGTATCATCATGAAGATGTGCGTTGAACAGTGCAAAATGCCGAAGAAGAACTTCATCACGCTGTTTACCGGCAATGAAACCAGCGAAACCTGGTTCACCGCCGCGCTGGCCATGAATAAACCATGGTCTGAAAAGCTGAAAGAAGTGGCTGAAGATGTGCATCGCAGCCTGCAAAAACTGCAGCAGATCGAAGAAGAAACCGGCCTGACCATTGAGCAGGTTAAAGATATCAACCGTCGTATGTCCATCGGTGAAGCAAAAGCTCGCCGTGCGAAGAAAGAGATGGTTGAAGCGAACTTGCGTCTGGTCATTTCTATCGCTAAGAAATACACCAACCGTGGCTTGCAGTTCCTCGACCTGATTCAGGAAGGCAACATCGGCCTGATGAAAGCGGTAGATAAGTTCGAATACCGCCGCGGTTATAAGTTCTCGACCTATGCCACCTGGTGGATCCGTCAGGCAATCACCCGCTCTATCGCGGATCAGGCGCGCACCATCCGTATTCCGGTGCATATGATTGAGACCATTAACAAGCTCAACCGTATCTCTCGCCAGATGCTGCAGGAAATGGGCCGCGAGCCGACGCCGGAAGAGCTGGCCGAGCGTATGCTGATGCCGGAAGATAAAATCCGCAAAGTGCTGAAAATCGCTAAAGAGCCAATCTCCATGGAAACGCCGATCGGCGACGATGAAGATTCGCATTTAGGGGATTTCATCGAGGACACCACCCTCGAACTGCCGCTGGATTCGGCTACCACTGAGAGCCTGCGTGCCGCTACGCACGATGTGCTGGCTGGCCTGACCGCCCGTGAAGCGAAAGTGCTGCGTATGCGTTTCGGTATCGACATGAACACCGACCACACGCTGGAAGAAGTGGGTAAACAGTTTGACGTAACCCGCGAACGTATCCGTCAGATCGAAGCCAAGGCGCTGCGTAAACTGCGTCACCCGAGCCGTTCTGAAGTGCTGCGTAGCTTCCTCGACGATTAATCTCGAACGTCACGTTAAAAACCCTCTTTGTGAGGGTTTTTTTTCGCCTGTTTATAGGCCACGAAATATCAGCGCTTCGTCCAGTTCCCGGTACGCTTCCACCAGCTTCTCAAGCGATGCGCGATTTAATCCGCTGGGATTGGGCAACACCCATACCTCTGTCTCACCGATGGTTAACGCCTGCTTGCCCCATTTCACACCACGCTGGCTGAATGCCTGCTCAAAGGCTTTTTTACCTAATACCGCCAGTGCAGCTGGCTGATAATCGTTGATTTTACGGATAAGCTCGCGTCCACCGGTGCGCAACTCATGTAGCCCAACCTCCTTCGCCTGCACCGTTGGGCGTTCCACCAGCATGGTGATCCCGCAGCGGGTATCCAGCAATTGCTGCTCTTCTTCCGGAAGCAGTTGTTTATCGGTAAACCCAGCCTGGTGGATAACCTTCCAGAATCGATTACCTGGATACGCAAAATGGAATCCGGTATGGGCAGAAGATTTACCCGGGTTAATCCCGCAAAACACCACTCTTAACCCGGGTGCTAAAATATCGCTAATCATGCTTACTCCCGATAACTTACGGATTATTAAAGTATAAAAGACCGCGTTTAAATTGCTGATAAAAGCAGCAGCCGCACGGTAATGGCTGGATTGAGAACAGTACATCCATTATAATCCTGCGCCACGGCCCCTTAGCTCAGTGGTTAGAGCAGGCGACTCATAATCGCTTGGTCGTTGGTTCAAACCCAACAGGGGCCACCAAATTTTGTGATTTAAATCATACAGTTAAGCCACTATTAAGAGTGGCTTTTTTGTTTATTAGTGAATGTATGTCGCAAAAGTGTCGCAACAGATTTTCCCAAGTGTCTAAACCAGCAAAGACGGTGTCCCTTGAGAATTCGATTTATAGTGACTGTTTGTTCCGGCAACCAATTGAACTATGGCCTTTATAATCTTCCGGATGAAACATGAACTATTATAAGCCCTTATTGCTTCCTGAGTTGATTGCAAAGCAGACCGCAAACGAAACGTTGTAGAACAGGGCTTTGATCATAATACCGCCAGATCGTTACAGGCTAGGGAAGAATGGCGATAAATTATCTGATGATGGAGAAACTGGCTGCATCCGTTTCATGAATCAAGGATTACTTAATTCAGGGACACAGCCTAGTAAAGATGGGATAGCCTTATATTAAGTTAGCGAATATTTTTTGCTATTGGTGAGTTCATATACTCGCTAAACGTCAAGTTATATACTGATTTGAATTTATCATTTAGCTCTTTAAGGTGTATATCATTGGTCATTAGATATAATCCTGTACCTTCATTTTTTTTATAATCAATAAATTTAATATTTTCAATTTTTGGCATTAAACCCTCTAAGAAATTAGAACTTAAAAAATAAGTATTTTTGAACCAAACACAAATCTTGAAGTGATTTTCATCCTTTCCTTTTTTTAATTCATAATAAAATGAATCTCTATCATTTTTTATAAAAATCGGATACCAGAAGTTTTTTGTTGCATTACTAAAAACCAACCCATCAGGAAGGTCAATATATTCTTGGCATTTAAGCCAGGTATCATTAAAGTTTATTTGTTTTAAATAAGCCCCTCTACCTACCCTCTTTAAATTGGGATAAGTAAATGATGATATTTTTCTCCACTCATCATAATATACTAGCCATTCTGGAAATAGAGATATTAGATTATAATCATCCCAAACCTTCTTTCCTACAAAATGGACAACACAAGACTCATCATTAACTAACTCTGGTACAACATTAAACTCCTTGCTGTCTAGTATGTTTAAATTTACATTTAGCATCGCGACAGGAAGTGCTATTGATATCTCATCAATATGAGCAGTGAAATTAGCATAATTTTCTGAAATGAATTTTTTTGCAATTAATGCCATTTCATTATATGGAATACTATCTTCTACAAAAATCATCCCGCCATTTGGAGCTGGAGTTTTTCCGTCCAACTCATCTATAAAATCAAATGTTTTATTCACTCTATTTCTAGACAGCTTTTCTCTTAAACTAAATCCATTCCTCCAAGAGACACCCTTATGTTGAAATATAGGGCTTATATCTTTTAGAATTAAAACATCAACGTCTAAAAACAATATTGATTTATAATCTTCCAGCAACCCAAAAATCTTATATTTTATAAAAGATAAGAAACTATACCTCTTAATAAAGTTTTTAAAGAAAACGCTGTCACCATTGACTCCGTGTTCAGAAGCAAAATCATCAAGCGTATATTTAATGAAATTTATTTTTTCATTTAAATTCCTCAAGTCACGAACAGCACCCTCAGTTAACCCATCATGTATAATTACGACATCATATGGAAAAGTGGGATTTTTATCTTTTAAATTAAGAAGTGTTGTGCCTAAAGCAAAAACCATGCTTTCATTAATGACAAACATTAGCGCATTTTTTTTCATTTATTACTCCATTTTTCAATTTTTAAATATGTTATATTCTAATTAATTGAGCTGCATGTAGAAAAGCTCCAAGGCAACGAATCTCTGTGACACTTATTGGGTAAGTAACTAACACACGCCGCCTTTGAATTTTAACAACCTCGAAGGAAAACTTCAACCATTCTCAATTACTAGCTTTTTATAACGGAAGGTTGCTATCAGGATCCATATAAATATTCTTGTTACTTACGCCTAACTTAGAGTCTGATAGTGTGCCTGGTATTTTTAGCGGTGCATGATTCATTAATAGAGGAGTAACTTGCCCTGCATTCAATTATGGTTAATTCCAAACACAATTGTATTGATATTTTTCAGCCATCAAGATGATTCAAGTTATTAATTAATTATTAAATACCAAAGCACTTGATGTGTTCCAGAATAGACTGAATAAAATCAATTAATTGTTTTTGTAATATTTAATTTTGCTCCACTGCGACCTTCCCGATAAAAAATAGATTATCATCTAACCTTCATTAACTCCTGGGTCGACTGAATTGCAGGCCGGGCGTTGAATGCTAAGCATCGTCAATTTCTTGATTTATGGTCCGGTGAACAATGGGGTTATTACCTGAATGAAAGGGACGATGAAAAATGGTTTAGCTTCACATTTTTCAGTTTGGGTTTCTAATCAGAAAAACTCACAAGCCTTGTCCCGCCTGGGTTTATGTGCCGCCCGCTATCACCACCTGATATGCACGCGAGATCCAGCCACATGACATAAAATTGATAAAAACATTATTTTTCATTAGGTTGCAGTTTTCTTTAGATCCTCGTCTGATCCCGAAAACTGAAAAAAGCTGAAATTCTTTTCAATTATTTCAGTTGGCGAACTTCGGCAGAAAGCCAGCAGCGGCGCGGATTGGCGTGTAGGTTTGTAGAAAACCAGAACTGAAAAATTTTTATGATGCAAAACTCGCAGGCGGGTGCGGTGTAGCGCCGTTTTGGTGAGTGAAGACATTATTTTGTCAGCGCTGTGAAGCCGTCAGCGTGGCGGTGAGGTGTTGATCCTGTTGCGGGTTGGGGCGGCGCAGGCTGAGCCGGTGCGCGTTGCTCAATGCGTTCTGTGCGGTCTGGTGGCAGGTATCAAAAAGCCCGCTGCATGAGCGGGCTATTTGATGGGGTTTATTACCCGATGATGGGGGAATACTTCTGTGTCAGCGTCACCGCCTTCTCTCCTGCGGCTGCTATGGCTTCGCTATTGGTAGGCTGTCCCGTTGACGGGTGCGTGTGGCTGGCCAACTGTTGGGCCAGTTGCTGCACAAGGTCTAACGTGTCCAGCATCAGTTGTGCCGCATTAACTTTTTCTGAGCCAATCCAGACAACCGGCGCAATAATGTCCTGACGCTCCCCGGCAATGCTCTGCCGCAGTTTGGCAATCTTCTCTTCAAGATTGCCGCCAACGCTTACCGCTGCATTGCCGGTAATATCAGTTTCATCATCACCGCCCACAGTGGCCAGCCGGTTTCCCTTAATGCCCTGGCTGAAATCCCCAGTAGTGACCTGCTGAATAGCTCCGGCCAGCAGCGTGGCCGTTCCCAGCACGGTGAGTTTATCCGTTGCCTTAACCGTGGTTTCCCGGCTAATCAGCGTGCGCTGCTCGCTGTCGGCATTCACCACGCGAGACATTGACGACTCGCTGATAGCCTGGTCAGTCTTGCGTACCCAGTCACCTGACTGCGTGACGCGCTGTGACACTTCCTCTCGCTGCTGCTGTAGCTGCTCACCCGGCTTAACATCTGGCAGGCTGTTGCCTTCTGCCATTGTCTGCCGGATAAATGGCTTATCAGGGCGACCGCCTACAAACCCCATTTCCACTTTTGTTCCCACTGGCGGAAACTGGAACATCCCGGAATCATGGCCAGCCATCGGCACGGGCAACGGCACAGCCGGATAAACCGGCGTTTCCCCGTCAGGATTACCGTCAGCGTCCAGCAGTTGCAGGCTGACCGCATAACGCGGCCTGAACGGATCAGACAGATTACCGCTGGCCACATTCTCAGAATGTGCCACAACCCGTGCCATTTTTGGCGTATGCAGTCCGCTGGCCAGCTCTGGATAGTGGCTTTCCGCCTGACGCTGGAACGGTGTTTTTTGCAATGGCTTCCCGGTCTGCACGTTGCGCGGTGTCCAGGTGATCACCATCTCGCCATTATTGAGCGCAACCTTTGTCACGCGCTGGCCGTTCATCTCAACGCCTGGGCGCATGGACTGGATAAGCGGCACCGTCATGCTGTTTCCCGCCGCGCCTGCCCGGCCAAACTCTGCCGGAATCTCAACCGGACGCCCGGCAAACATCCCCTTATCAGCCCCGCCTATGTAGAGATCGCCATCAGGCAACTGATACCAGATGCAATCCGGCACTGAAAAAGCCTGGCCAATCACGTTAAGTAGCTGGAAGCCCGTTCCGCTGTGCGTGAAATGAGGGATAGCAGTATCGGAATAAGACGCATCAGGCACCTGCACCGTGATACCGCTGTATTCCGTCAGCCAGGCCGCTAACTGGCGTAACGTTGGGTGCTGCATCGAGCATGGCCACGCCTTATCGAACACGCCCGTAATCTCACGCACAAAAAGGCGCTGAAAGCCGTTTTCAACCGGCTGTGAGCGCTCCACATAACCCGTGAACCAGCGCAGCACTTTGTCCATGTAACCGACATCAACACGCACCAGTTTGCCGGTGTAGTCGGTGGACGTCTGGGCAGTGATAAAGCCTCGCCCACAGCTATTAAGCTCAAGGACCAGCTGCATATCTGAAAAATGCACCTTGTCGTTAGAAAGGTAAAGGCGCTGAATCGGTTTCATGTTATCCCAGAGAATCATTAACCGGCTTGAGCACTTTTTTCTCAAACCACGTCATTTTTGTTTCGTCTTCACCCGCTGCTGATGACGATCCCGCCCCCGCAGCCGTCTGTTTTGTTGCTGCCGTTTTACTGGCCGTCCGTTCCTCACGCTTTTCCGGCACGCTCATTTGCTCGGTCAGCGTAAAAGTGACTATCCACGCCATGCGGCCATCTTGTTCCGGTGCATCGATATTCCCGGTAAACATCACCTCTCGCAGTCCAACGGCTCGCGCGGTCTGATGCGCTACGCGGTACCGCTTACGCTGGCCATCACTGCCGGTGGCAATCCCCAGTTCAAAAATGCGCTTTAATACTTCCGGTTTGGTAAAGGGAATTAGCCCGGACACGCGCAGCTCTTTCCCCTTTACGCCCTGCTCTGCCTTCGCGGTTGAACTCGTCTGACCGCCCTGGTCTTTATCCTGAAACTGCATGGACAGTGTGATCCGCATGTTTTGCAGTGGGATGCCTTCGCCATCAAGTGCCAGTGTTGGATTCGTACTCATGAATCATCCCCCTGATACCTGTTAAATCGTCACCGGTAAACATCACAGCAGCACAATGAACAGATGTTGCCAGCGGAATGCCCTTCATCATCGCAGCCAAGCTGTTAATGACACTCCCTTGCCCACTGAACACCCAGACATTCGCGCTCTTTCCGCGCAGCTCCTCCAGACCAGAGGCAATCTCACTAAGCATCCCATCCCGTAAATCACTGAAACCCGCAACGGATTGCTTTAGCTTTTCCAGGCTAAAACGCCCCGCTGCATCGTCCTGGGCTTTTTTTACTGCAAGCGCGTTTGCTGCTGATCGCATCGACGCAACCGAAAGCGGCGCTGATGACGAAAGCTCTGCATTGAGAGGCGCTGGAATTATCATTTTTTCAACAGCTAACTGGGCGGATGATTCCGCCAGTCTTTTAATCTGCGTCAGTGACGGAACCGGTAAAACATCAATCACACCTTTAAGCTGACTGACAAAATCGGCTTCACTGTCACCCGAAATTAAAAAAATAATGGCTTCCGAATAATCACCCGCTTTAACAAGCTGCCCGGCGAGAAAAGTAACAGCATTTACCGGGCTTAAATAATTTCCACTGTCTGTCTGCTGCCCTACCCCGTATAAATAGGGATGCGCCGTAGAAATACCACAATTAAGCTGTCCAATATCTCCAGACAAGGCCACTTTGCTGTACTTCCAGCCAGCCTCATTCACATCAGCCATGACATGCCGCCAACATTAAGAATTGAAGCTCACCTTCCCTGACTGAGAGAATTGTCCCGCCCTGCTTAATCACCTTTTTTTCCCCGGTATCGTACTCTTCCATAACCAGCAGGCCGTCATTATCCACAACCATTCTTGTGTCCATTACCGGCTCATATTCATCAGGGAATTCATCTTTACAGAGCGCACCGTACTCAAACGCGTCCAGACCTTCCGCCTCAAAAGCCGCCTGCACTTCCTGAGCAATCAGGCCAAAGTGATAACGTGCGTCATTGCCTTTTTCTTTAATAGCGTCCTTAAATTTATAACGCATCACCATACCGAGTAATTTCTTTCCGATTCTTTTTTCCGCATCGGATAAAATAACAATATCATCCTTATAATTCCGGTCAGAGGTGCTAATTGCAGAGGTAGCGGAAAACACTTCTTTCGGCCTTGCGCTAGCCTGCCCTAAAGAATAAAGGTTGTCTTCATACGGTCGGAAGTTGCCAAGCGTATCAATACGCCAGCGCTTAATGCCGCCGGTTGCATTAGCATCCGGGTTAGTCGCAAAATCAATCAAATTGGCTGATTTGAAAATTGATGAGCCGCCACCAATAACCAGAATATTACTTCCATCAACAGACTGCTGATCGATTACAAGGATTTTATCTGCATTACTGTCCGCTCCGGTTTTAGACGCTGCGAGAATACGATTATACTGGTCCTCTCCTTTTTTCTTATTAGCCAGAGTTAACACATTTGACCAGGTTGCCTCACGTTGGCGAATAAATACAAACTCGCCCGAAGAATCACTAGTGCCAATTGTGTAACGAATGCCCCCCTCTTCACGCTCATAAGCAACATGGAACGTTCTGTTATTCACGTTTTTGATTTTAACCAGCGTACTTGTCGGGATATCCGTTCCGGCAATATCTTTAATCGGCGTTGAAGAGGTGCTGATTTCAAAGTTTTTCTGACTGGTATTCTGCATATAGGTCAACACGTCATTTAGTGTTGAAAACACAGCCCCTGTAACGGGATTAACCAGCCCTTTAGCCCCACGGGGAAACACGCCAATGCTGGCATGATCCATATTGAACCCAGGAGACACGCAGGCGGCGCTACGAAAATCAATTGCACTCGCTCCGGCTGCGAACTCTTTCATGATCAAGATGCCTTCACTGTACGCCTCAGCATTACCTCTTTCCTGATGCACATACATTGAGAAAAGATGATCGCCGCTATCTGAGCAAGTGACCGCCTCATTTTCAATACGTGTCGCAGTGATACCCTGACTCTTTAGGATATCAATCATCTTCTGAGGGTATAGCATTGACTCCTGAAGCTTGACCCCGTCAGGCGAGAACACCTTAACCCCTTGGTGTTGGTTGGCTCCCTCTGCTGCGCCGTCTGCAAAATAGCCGCCATAGGAACAGGCAATGTAACCGTCACCCAGGGCAATGCCCTGCCGCTTATTAAACAACGGCGCGTAAGCGTTCGTTGTGGCAGTGATATAACCGGAATCATGCAGCGGCAATGTTGCCTGGCCAACAAAGTTAAAATTCTTGTCGAACATCGCCAGAACAGTGCGCGTGATAGCCTGCCCCAGTTCAGGTTTGTTCTGCTCGACAATCCAGCGCCCTTTCCTGTAGCCAAACTGGTTATACATGCCAACATCATGATCGGAAACTAACTGGAGCGTTGAGCCAAACGCCGCACCGGTTATGAGATACTGCTTTAAAATTCCATTACTACTTCCAACAAATGCGTGAGTAGCACCGTAGTCAGTGGTTACGACCAGCCCCTCGCTGACCACACCATAACCGCCATTTTCAACGTAGAAGTACCCTTCATATACGCCCGACTCGCTGTATTGCACTAACACATTACGCGTCTGTTTAGGCTCTACCGTGTAACTGAGATAGATTTTCCCGCCCGTTACCGCAAACCCCTGGGGATACAGGTAGGTTGCTCCGCTGTTCTGGGCTTTAACGGCATCATGGTCTTTAAAGAGCAAAGGCAATTTAACGGCCACAGTGCGCGAGTGATTGGTAAACAGGGTGTTTGGCAGGCTGGACTCAACGTCCTGCAACCCCAGATAGCTGAGTACATCGTCCTGGCTTCCCTTACCCAACATGCCACGCGCATAAGGGCTGAGACTGGACTGTTTTAGCCGGGCCTGCTCATCAAAATAAGGCAGGGTGTTTTTCCCTGGCGAAAGCTGAGCAACGTCATGGCTGATACTGACCTTACGCAGATCGCTGACAGTGCCGTCCGCATTAATCTGCGCAACCGGGTACACATAGTGTTGCTCACCATTCTCATAATAATTACTCAGGGTTTCCGCGACTGTGATTTTACATAAGGTGTCCCACGTGCTGGTCAGGGTTCCTCTCCAGCACACATCCGCCCAGATTTTTGATGGACGCTGAGCCACTGCCAGCACCTGATCGGCAATCAGCGTTGACCGCAAACCAGCAATGTAACCGGAACCACGTTTTACCGAGTAATTCTGGCCACTCTTTGCCACAAGAAAGCCATCATCAATAAAACTCGCATCGCCATAAACATCAATATTTTCGCGGCGAATACGCTCATCAACGCTGTTTAAGCGCGCAGTAAAATCAATCTGCCATGTGTCTACGGGCGTGATGATTTGCGTTTGCTCAGAAGCACCGTTGTACTCCATCAGGAAGCTACGCGTGAGGACGTTACCCTGCTGGCCTGCTGCTGTTTTGATTTTTTTCTGAACCGGCGCATGAACGATCATGCACACCGTATTGCTGGAAGAACTGACCAGACCAATCCAGTTAAACTCAAAGTCGCCTACATCTGCCCCCAGAATGGCAGAATATGAAACGGCATTAGCGTTAACCATGCCCGTTTTCCCGACATCCTGACGATGCACAATGTAATCATCAGCAGGCCATGACTCATCACGAGAAATGGGAAGATTCACATCCAGTCCAGGAACATTGGCAAACACAAAAGTATCCAGAACCAAAATGGAACCGTTTGCCGCCTGCTGCGCCTTCAGTTGTTCGAAGGCGTTAGTGATAACGCTCTGACTCATATTTTTTCCTAAATTTTTGCACTAAACACTGAATTACCGCCTTCGACGTCGGTAGCTGAATACACTGAATACTCCCCCTCTTTCCCCCCGGCATATGACAGCGGCGCAGCAAAGCAGACGTGCTCGCCCTGAATAAATCCGTAGTTGATATAGAGTTGTTGCGGGGTTAAAACCTCATACTGATAGCGGCGGCAGGTTCGCCCGTACTGGCGGATAATCTGCATCAACAGCTGAGTATTTCTTGCAATCTGACTGTCTGTTAAACGGACGATTATCACGTCCCAGTCAATTTCATCCTGTCGCTCCAGAATCTCGACATAACCGATCCCAAGCCGGTCAAAGATTGCAATAAACCCCTCAACCGAACCGGCATCCTTGGCGTTGATAAACGCATAAGCCACGCGCTTGCGAAACAACGTGAGCGGCTCACCGTTAAACCGGGTAATGTCCCTGTCCCACGCCATCAGGCGCAAAAGCGGCTCTGAACACGTCAGCGGATCAAACTGGTTAACCGGCCACGTAATCCAGCCATACACCGCCACCCAGAATCGCCGTGCGGCTTTCAACAATTTGGCCGGCTCACCTTTTTTCATCCAGGTGGGCAGTAACAGCCCGGCCAGCTTCTTTTCAAAATCAGTCATGTTCAATGCTCACTGTCAGGCTGTTGAGGCGTGGCACGCTGAGGTCGCTCACAATGTCTGTAAGGGAAAACGTCAGTGAATCCACGTCCGCAAATGTCTTGTGGATCTCCCTGCCCAGATTGGAAAAAGAGAACCGCCCGTATGGCCATGTTTTCTTGACGTCATAGTCCGTATTTTCCCGGAAGGCGCAGCGGATAAGGTTTTCCACCCCTGCCGTAAGTACCGCAGTATCCTCCGCGCTCACGTTGTCAGGGTCTGGCAGATACAGCACAACGGCCAGATCGTGCAGCGTTTCCGGCATCCCAAAGCACTGCATATCGTCGCCATGCCCGTGATGCCCCTGCGTGTTGATGTAGTCATTCACGGCTGACACAAACGGCTCAGACACCACGCCGGAATCCAGCAGTAAATACGCATTTGCCGTGCCGGGACCACGCGGCGCATCGTGCTCAAAGAAGATGCGATCAATACTCAACCCGACCACACCCGCAATCATTGAGCGGTAAACCGCATCGGTGTGATAGTTGCCCACCAGGTTGAACTGATTCCGGCAACGGTCCCGCAATTCGTCGTCGCTTTCTTCATCTGCGCCCGGCACGGTCAGCCAGTCTTCTTCACTGACAACGCGACTGATGCCCGTCACCGCAACAGGAAGAATGCGAAAATAACCCGGTGCAAGGTTGTAGGCCGCGCCTGTCGCTGAGGCGGTAACCGGCACCAGTGCGCTGGCTGTTCCTGCGGCAATCGTGAAACTACTTTTCGTCACCAGCTCGTACACCGTGCCGTTAATACGCTCGGTCTGGACACGCGTACCGGCGGGCACCGTCACCTCCGCACCCGCGCTGGCCTTGATGAAGCGGATCACGCCCTCTGCTGCGCTGGCAGGCTTGGCGGTCACATTGACCGCCCATGCCAACAGGCGCAGCATCTGGCCGCTGGCCGTGGCTACAAACATATTGGCCAGTACGGTATTGACCAGGACGTCTTTGAGCCACAGCACTGGCGAGGTGATGATCGCCGTAACAAGACGCCAGAATGGCGACATGCGCGAGGTGTTCGTAATCAACCCCTCATCTGCCGCAATGGCGGTAAACTTCGCTTTCAGCTCCGCTTCCGTGGTAGGCATTCCGCTGGCCTTCACCACCTCGTCAAAGTCAATCTGCGGTTTATCCGTCATACATCCACCCCGTAAGAAATGCCGCCAAAATCATACGTACTCGCCGTAACCCAGAGTCGGGAAAGACTTTCCTCTGTCAGCTCAACCGTGCCGGGAATAATTCTTTCATCATCTTCAATCAGCAATTCAAGACGGGTAAGAATATCCGCCCGTAACGTTGGGCTACGCTCCGCAATTAATTCAGTCAGCAAACCGGATTCAAGTATTGCGTGAGCAATATCTTGCTGAATACTTTTTCGGTTATTACAGGTAACAGGCTCGTTACCTGTATTCAGTACAAAGTCACCATTTTCTATCAGTAAGTCGATATACAGTAATTCACTCACCCGGCCAGCTCCTGCCATTCCGATAATTGCTGCGGCGTCATGCCATTCGGCATATTAATTTCAACCTTGCCAATAGTCCTGCTGTTATCCGTTGTTGCTTTATTGCTGCTGTTAATTGTTTTGCTGACACCGCCTGATTCAACGCCTTTTAACTGGCTACCGGTGGAGAGTGTGTTTTCCATCACTGGCGGCGTAGGTGTTGGAGAACCAAACTCCGCGATATCCACGCCGGGAATTTTATTCAGCTTCGTCACAATCCAGTTAAGCGAACTCAGCGCGGTTTGCTTAATGCTTTCCCACAGCCCGTTAAAAAGATTCATGATGCCCTGAGCCATATTCCCCAGCGTTTCCGTGACTGAGAAACCACTTAACAGCTCAACAAAACTTTTCCAGCCGCCCTTAATCGACTCCCACGCCTGGCCAAACACACCCGCGACATACTGAATTGCCGCCACGACCACCTTAAAAGCTTCGGTGTCCATCACTGCCGCTTTTACCTGATCCCAGTGTGAGATCAGCAGATAGCAACCTGCGGCCAGCAGAGCAACCGCACCGATGATCAGAAGGATTGGCCAGCTCATGAAGTTAATGGCCGTGCCGGTGAGCATGGCCGATATACGCACGGCCAGTAATACGCCGCGTAACGTGCGCATGACCAGCGCGTAAGCCTTAACAGCAGCCGAACCAATCCACAGCGCGGCGGTGTACAGTTTCGTCACCATTAACAGGCCACGAAAGATGCCCGTCAGGCCGGTGATCACAAAGGCACTGACCCCCATCACGATGTTTGCCATTGCCCCCACAGCGGCGAAACTCAGTATCGCCATTGCGACATAGCCAATCACGCGCGCAATGTTGGGAAACATCTGCATCCACCGGGCAAACGTCTGTCCCATATCCGCCAGGCGGTTCAACAGTGGGTAAAGCACGGGGATCAGTGTCATACCAATAACCTGACGTGCAACCGAAAGAATCTGGACAAACCGGTCCCACGGTTTCACCATCTTTGTGGCCATTTCCTCCGTGCGCTTTAGCCCATCGCTGCCACCCAGCACGGTGATATTTCGCTGCAACGTGTCCACGTTGCCCCATAGCTGTTTGACCACAGCTGAACTGTCACCGAAAGCGTCATCCAGCGCCTTTTGTGCCTCCACGTTCCCGGCAATACTGTCACCGTATTTCGCCTGGAGTTTGGTAAGGATCTCCGGCATTGAGAGCATCTGACCCGCTGAGTTTTTAAAGGTCATACCCAGCTTTTTGGCCCCATCTTCCGCACCGGTCAGGAAGCCTTCATAGGAGCCGGACGCCTCTGTACCCAGTGTACGTTGCAGTTCTCCCATAACGGCCAACTGCTCATTAAGCCCAATCCCGTAGTTTGTGCCGACACCGCGAGCACCTTCCATCAGGTCTTTGACCGCGCTCATTTCCACGCCGAACCGCTGACGCATGAATGACATTTTCTCGGCAAGCTGCTCAGCAAATTGCACCTTGCCGACACGGTCAGCTTCTTCGCGGAAGTTGCCGAACATCTGCCCCAGAAACTCCGCAGACTCTGACGCGGTACTGCCCACCGCTGCCGCCATCAGGTTGGCCACGCGGGTAACTTTCGGCAACTCATCGCCCGTCAGCCCGCCGATGGCCGCATTGATTTCCGCCGTGGACTGCACGAACTCCACCGCACCTTTGCCGTAGGTCATCGCGAAGGTGTTCGCGTCTTTGGCAATGGTTTTCAGCGCGGTATCGTCAATGCCTCGCGCCGCCTGCTCCTGGAGCGTGTCGTACATCTCAATCGCCGGACCTAACGCCCCTTTGATGCCCTGGCCAACGCCCCACAGCGCAGCAACGCCCACGCCAACACGCTGGAAAGACGCGCGGGATTTATCCGCAAAATCGGTCATGCTCGCCTGCGCCTGACGCAGCGGCCGCGTGATTTTGTCGATTAGCGATAATGTAAATTCCAGCTGTCTCATTCTTTACCTTTAAAGGCCAGCGCAATGCCATTAGCGACAGCAATGCGCTGGTTTTCCCAGTGTCGGTTATCAAGCCATAACGCAGCAGAGAGGCTGTCTAAACTGTCATCCTCATGGGGAAGCCAGTGACGCCGTATAATTGAATATTGTTCGAGTCCGTTAGAGTCTATATTACGGACCCGCTCGGTTAGTTTTTTACGGTGATTTCCAGCTCTGGGGTATATTCATCCAGAACCTTACCGACCACCTGTAAAGCCGCGCCCGGACGTTTCAGAATATCTTCCAGTGCTTCTTTCGTTTCCGGCGTCACGATACGCAAAAGAAAGTTATGCGCAGGTGCAATTTTATTACTCATGGTGACGTCGTTGATATACTTGTTATAGGCGGTCACGTTCGGCGCAAAAACAATATCCTTACCCGCGACGACCAGTTTAATTTCGTTATCACTCATAGCCTTTTTTCTCTCTTAAAATAATTTCATCAGTAAGCTGATTATGACGAGCGGCACACGTCGAATAAATATCGAGCCATGTCACTAATAATTCCGCTGCGGCTTTACCATCGTTTCCGTTTAATCGTGGAAGATTAACCGGGCATTTAGTTTTTAGATTTTCCTGATAGGGTACGCTCTGCATTTTCACTGGCTTCGTTGTACATCCTGACAAAATCATCAGACACGCAAACGTTAGTGAAAACAGGCTTAACCACCTCAGTGCGGATGCCTGCGGGTATCGCACCTTTTAGCTCCTCCAGTTTACCTTCCAGCTTGCTCGCGGACTCACTGGCCATGTCCTGCATTTCTTCATGGACCTTGCCAGCCGCCTTAGCGGCGGCCCGCTCCGCCACCAGTTCTTCGCTGTCCCGCTTCCAGTCTGAGCCAGTCCATCCCGCCCAGAAAGCCAGAAGCAAACCGGCGATCACAAACAGAACGTTTCTGGCCATCAGCGCACCCCGTTATGTTCCAGGCTGAAATGGTTGCCGTCAGGGTTGGTCTTGAAGCGCCCGCCCCAACTGCCGCCCAGCGACTCCCAGTGCTCACCTAACGCCCGGTAATCTTCGGTGTGGGTCTTATACTCACCGTTTACGAACAGGTTGAAGTCAACCGCCAGGCGCTGCGTATGCAGGCTGTTGCTGATGCCCTTGCCGCTTTTGGCATTCAGCGCGGCCTGCTCCGGCGTGCGGTAGGCTTCACCGAACGTCAGACGCATCCCCTTGTCCTGCGCAAACATAATCAGCTGCGCGATCAGCACCGTGAACAGCTGTTGTTTTTCCGATAACGTCACTCTGCTTTCCCCTTGTCAGAACCGCCCAGGCGGCGGCGTAGCCATAGCTCACAAAACTGATACCCCAGAATCCCCAGCCCCGAACCCAGCCCGTTAATGGCTACGGGCGACAAATCCGGGAACTGTACCAACGCCGCCCCCGCCGCCACTGAAATGGCTGAACCGAGGATCACGCGCCCGGCAATCAGGCGCGGCGTGATTTTTTCATTACTGGCCAGCACTTTACCCAGTGCGATAACCCCACCGATAAACAGCAGCTGTAATAGCGTTTTTTCATGGTCCTGCATTGCTTCTCCGTTAGCTGATAAGGCTTTCCGTAGCTGATGACTCCAGATAGGGGATGCCGTTGATGTTGACGAATTTAGGGCTCGTCACGAAGTATTTAACCTTGTGCGTGGTCAGTGCGCCGCCCTTCGGATCGATGTCCAGCATGTTGCTGACAACCAGCTTGCAGCCGAACGCCTCAACTTTGACTTCTTCACTGCCTACTTTGGCGTAGAACAGGAAGTCCACTTCCGGGATGCCTCGCCATGAACCCGCCGTTCTGGCCTTCGCCGTCAGTTGCTGAAACACTTTGCTGCTTAACTCGATTTCCCCCTCACCTGCCACGTCACCTGCGGTAAAACCGTCAGGCACGCCACGGGTTGACGCTGCCGCCGTGTTATCCGTGATATCGAGAGAAATTTTCTCAACGTGAAGCAATTCACCATCCATGTTCACGTCAAAGGACTGACCGCTGATGCGCTGGCTCATGCTGTTTCCTCAGAGCTGGTGATACTGGTGTCCAGTACCAGACCCACGGTGATTTCCTTTGGAGACTCAACCGGACGCATCACGATATAAATCTCCACCTTAGTGGCTGACTGCCAGTTGATTGACACATCTCCGTCCTGCGGCGTCTTAACCTCGCCGGGGAACCGGATGCCATTAATCTGGCTGGATTGCGACATATCGCGCAGCGGCTTGCCGAAACTCTGCTGTGTTGCCGCGATGCTGCCTGGCGTGGTATTCATCGAACGATCGGCAATACGCGCGATGGCAATCAGACGCACCCGGCGAGCCACTTTGTCAGCGATGCGCAGATATTCGATAACCTGATAATCTCCGCCTTCAACGTCCAGCGTGCGGCCATCAGCCCAGTAATATCCGTCATAATCCGGGTACCACATCGGCACGCTGTAGCGCAGCTTCTCCAGCGCCTGGAGTGTCGCTAAATCAATGTCTTCACCTTTGCCATCCACCGGCAGGCTGTCATTGCCCATGCTGACCAGCGCACCGGTTTTCACCCGTGCCGGGCTGTCAGCAATCGTCACCGAACGGGAACACAACCGCCCGGCCAGCACGCCCGGCTCATTGCCCCACAGACGCGGGACCAACTGCACCGCCGATGCAGAAATGCCGTTTTGCAGCGTGCCGAGGCGGGTCAGATAATCCGCCCAGGCCTCACCATCTTCCGGCCCACCCACTGCCAGCATGAACCACACCCAGCGCCCGTATTTGGACAGCAGCGTATTGCGCAGCGTAGCAGCAGCGGTAATCTGGGCTTTTTCCGCTACATCCACGCACAGCACAACACCCTCCACGGAGGCCACTGTCTGCGCCTTTTCAACGGCTTTCACCCAGTCCAGCGCTTCGGCATCTTCGGCCAGTACGTGAACATAAGCCGCCCAGTTCTGACCGGCATTGTCGAGCGCCGCCATCACCTGGCTTTTCAGCACCGAATCCGCCGCGCCCAGCTGCGTGTCAAAGTCGGTCTGCGTATTGACTGCCAGCGTTTTGCCGCTGTTAGTCTCCCCCTTGCCGACAAAGAGCAACACGCGCTCAATATCGTTAGTTTCACCCTGTAGCTGGTTTAACTGATTAATCGTGACCGTTGGCCAACTCATAGATTTCCCCTGATATCCTGCGCATTAACGTCCCAGCCATACCCAATCGCCTGCAACTGCCTCGCCAGTGCCGTATTGAAGTCATCACTGCTCATACCGACAAACGGACGCGATGGCAGATCGATAGTCCAGACTGACTTAGCCACTTTATTGCTCAGCTTGCGGATCAGTAACCCGGCCTGCGCATAGCCCATCGTGGCTGTAATTTCTTTAAACGGAGGCTTACGCCAGCGCTTACCCCGCTTCACCTTGTAGCCCAGCTTGCGAAGCTTTTTAGCCTGGGCCAGGGTTGCCATTTTCCCGGACGGAATGGCCGCACTGGAGTTACGCGCCCGGACGGTGGCTTTCATGCCTTCCTGCTGCGCGTAGCCAATCACCCCGGCAGGCACCTGAGTATCACCATTGCGGTACGCTCCGCCCTGGAGATAAAGCCGCACGGCTTCAATCTCCGGCATTTCTTTGATGTGCAGCAGCCCCGGCAGGTTGCGCAGCATCTTGCCCTTGCGGCGCGTTTTCCTGCCTTCCCACGGCGTACCGTCAGGAGCCTGCTGATTACGTACATTTCGTTTTGCGGCGGGGATTACGCCGTATTTGGCCATACGCCAGATAAAGCGCTGACGCTGCTTTTGCGGTAACTCCAACTTTGCAATCACCCGGCGTAGCTCTCGCAACTGCGCGGCGTTAACCTCCGCCCCGAAAATCATTCTGTTGCCCCCGGCACATCACCACCCGGCGCATACACCAGCGCACTGAGCGCCGTCCAGATTTCCGCATCGGCCAGGCGGTATTGCTTGCCCTGATAAGGGATTGCCCCTTTATCATCCGGCACGATAATCAGCTGTTCGGCCATTGGCACCGTAACGGTGACAATCGCTGTCTCTTCATCAATCAGCTCAATATCCCAGTCTGGATCGGCGTTGGTAATGCCGACCTGGCTGAACAACTCCCGCTCTGCTGAATCAGACGCCAGCCAGACTTCCAGCAACGCCATCATCAGGCGGGGATCACATTCACGAAACGGGAAACGCTCCCAGATAAGCTCTGCGTCATAACGAATGACCGAAAGCCGCTCCTGCTCCATACCCATGCTTTTCCCTGCGGGAATGGTTTTCAGTGACGTCATTTCACTGGTAAAGGACTGCATAGCCCGTTTAGGCACACAGCCCTTTAAGAAGGCTGTCAGTGAATCCAGTTGGCTTACATAGCTCATACCTGCCTCACCGTTGCCCGTTTGAGCCCTTTAATCTGGCGGATAACAATCGCCGCCTCCGCAAGCAGTCCCTTGCGTGTTTCTTCGCTCTCCTGTCCCGGATGCGACTCGCGGCGGCCAACTGACGCAAACTCACCCATCAGGTCAGCTTTTGCCCTGGCATACACCGCTTTTTTATACTGCGCTTCCAGTTGGGTAACGCCGTTCATGCTGACACCCGGCACCGCCCCGGCGCGGGCATAACCCGCTGCGCGGTGTTTTTCCTGCACACTGGCAAGGTCATTGTTCACTTCTGCCACCGCTGCCAGCAGCGCTTCACCCACGGTTTCGGCGGCAACGTCTGCCGGAATACTGCGGGCATTCTGAAAATCAGACAGATTCAGATCGGGCCAGAATCCATCGTTCTGCAGCGGGACGTCCTGGTACTCAATCGGCTTGCCACTGAACATAAAAATTTTCCGTAAAAAGGTGGGCTGACCGGAATCCGCGGCGCATTACACATTGTGTTCTGCCCTCATCCGCGCCCACCCGGCTTGCGGTAGTCGTTAATGGCTTTCGAGGTAACGGATACGCGCCGCAATGCTTTTGCGCACCGTACCTACGCCAACCTTGTGATACTTCGCCTCGGCGGCCGCCAGCAGCCGGTCAGCGCTCGATAGCGTCTCAACGCTATCAATCGCCGCCGCCCGCGCCTGTCCAGTTTCATCACGGAGCATCAGCAGCCCCGCAAACTTGAACCATTTGGCGGTAATCTCTTCATGCAGCCGCCAGCGCTGCGTCACGCTCTCAAACGTGCGCGAGAAATACGGTTCAAGGTCTTCACCCGCCTGGCTTGCCTGTTCAGCCCATGCCAGCATCTGATCGGCAACAAAGGCCGGGAAACGTGACTTGATATTCTCCGGCGTAGCCTGCTGTTGCTCGATAGCGATATCAGCCCAGTCCAGCGCCTGGTCAAACTGGCCAACGTCAAACAGCCAGATCACGCAGTAGGCAAACACTGGATTGGCGTACACCTTGCCCAGCTCCAGATAGCTTTCCACAGTGGGTAGCCACTTCGGCAACAGCACATCACGTTTCATTTCCACGCGGTCCGCCGTCGTAGGCTGGTTACGCAGCAGTTCAACGTCCGCGTTGATTTCCTGCATTTGCATATGCAGGCTGGTTGTGGTGTTGACCTCTTCAAGCCGCGCCTGTTGCTGCTGCATCTCAACGCGCTTGTTATGTCGCTGTGCGGGTGAAAGACTCATGACATCAGCCCTCTGCTGGTTCGGTCACTTTGCCAATGGTCACGGCGGCCTCGTCAATTGCCGCGTACAGCTCCGGCACCTCAACGGCGTAACCCTCATTGCGCAGGTACTTGTTTTCATACTGCTTACGGTCTTCAACAAACTCAGCTTTACGCTGACGGGTGTTGCGTTGCGTGTAGATATGCAGGTTAGAAAGCGGCGTTACCACCATGCGTTTGCCCGGCATAAATGGCGGGATGATGGCCGTGCGCCCTGCGATAGTGCTACCCAGCATCTGAGCGGCAATCTTTTCAGTTGGCTTGTCCGCCTTCTGGTAAAGACGATATTGCTCAGCGGCCACCAAATCAGCACCAACCAACACCACCAGACGCGGGTCATTGCGGAACTGCGCCGGAATTTTGGCGTTAATCAGGTCGGAAGCCATCGCATCCAGCGAGTGATAATCACCGGCATCGTCCAGGACAATCGGGTCATCCATAATCTGGGTGCCGTCGTTGAACGTTTTCATGCGAGCGTGCCAACCAATGTTGACGTCTTCACCGTTTGGATTCCCTACTGGATCAGTGGTAGCCGCAACGGTCTTACCGTTAAAGCCGATACGCAGCATGTCCAGCGCAAACGCCTGATTAGAGAAGGTCTGCACCATCTGGAAGAACTCGTCTTCATCACCGGCATTTGCCCACATGGAAAGTAGATCCCAGCGCAGCGCCGCACATGAGTCGGTTTCAACCAGCTTGTAATCGTTGCCGTCCACGCCGACACGCTTGGTAAAGCGCCCCTCTGCATTACGCCCGGTATGCAGTGCTGACGCGCCGACTGATACGACCTGGCCACTTAGCTGGTCAACATCGGCCACGGTGATCATGTCGAGGAACTCGACAGATTCCAGCAGCGCAGCACGCAGGGTTGTTTCCTGCGGGTCGCTCAGCTTGAATGCACGGCTCGGATTATTGATGCCGTAACTTGACGCCAGTCCACTGGCGTAGGCGTCAATAAACTGCACCGCACGTTGGTTTAATTGCATAAATCATCCTCTCGCAATTAAGCGAATTAATTCTTTCCCCGGCCAGCGCGGAATTAAATGAACTTAAACTTACGAGCACCCGGTTTTTCACCGCGATGATGCTTAGGCAACTGAGTGATTTTACTATCCAGCTTGCCAAAGCTTTTAATCAGCGCAGGAAGATTGTCACGCAGCGTTGCGAATTCCTGAGTATCCACAACATCTGCAATTGCCTCCACACCATCTTGAGTAGAAGACAGTTGTGATTCAATCGCAGCCACGCGGCCTTCAAGGTTATTTAAAGCTTCGGCCAACGCTTGTAATTTATCGCCATCTTCCGGCGCATCAACAACTTCATCACCTTCTGCAAATTTCTTCGGCTTAATACCGAACATTTTATGCCAGCTCATATCTTTTTCCTGTTTAACTTTTCCTTCCCGGCCAAATCGGTAGCAATAAGTGCCGGATTTGATTTTTTTGCGTTTACTGAAACGCATACGTGTAGTGCCTACACTTGCAGGTGAATCCGTGGCCCCCAGCCCTTCCAGATAGCTGCGGCCCGTGCCGCGAAAGTCCCCGTCCTCTGTCAGCTCTACTGAGAAGTAGATCAGCTGGTCGCGGTTGTTGGCTTCAATCAGGCTGATGTTCGGGCTGATTTTGGCGTAAAGCCTGACCAGTCCGTCTTCACCTTCCTGCCACATAACCTCTTTAACGCTTCCCCCATTTCCGTAATAGCGCTCATGCTCCGGCCAAATAAGTGCAGCGTATAAATCAGGGTCATATGTTTCAGCAGCATCAACCAACCACTCCCGCTTTAACTCTCTGCGGTCTACCGTGTCCCCTTCGGTGGCAATACACAGCCAGTCGGTAATTAACTGTGACATTTATTTTCCTGCCCTCCGTAACAGCAAGGCCATTATTATTTAATTAATCGACCTCCGCACCCTGACAAATTCGCATGAGTTCGGATAACTTCCGTTTATCGAATTAATAAGAATCAAAGCAGGATTTTTATTTCTTAACGGTCGGCATAATAGCCAGCAGAAAAATAAAGGAATGTAATTACTGATGGCTAAATACAGTGATGAATTACGCGGCGTAGCACGCGCCCTGTATTTAAGGCGATACACGCCTAAAGAAATCGCCAGTGAGCTGAATCTGCCAAACGCGCGGATCATTTACTACTGGGCGGAAAAGGAAGGCTGGGCAAGCATGCTCAGTCACGAAAGTACGGAAGATGCGATTGAACGCCGCATCCAGCTACTGACCAAACGCGACGGCAAAACCGAGCTGGAGTTGAAAGAGCTGGATCAGCTGATTGCCCATTCCGTAAAACTTCGCGCTCAGCATAACAAGCATAAAGAAAAACTCGCCGCCGCACGGGGTAGCAACAGCGGCCAGGCGGGCAATGAATCAGGGCACGATGACGGCGATGCGCCGCGTGGTAAGCGCAAATACAACAAGAATGATATCTCCGGCCTGACGGCGGAGGAGATGGACGCATGGGCTGAGGAACATCTTTTCGGGTACCAGAAACACCTACGCGCTAACCTTACCCAGCAGATTCGCAACATCCTCAAAAGCCGCCAGATTGGTGCCACCTGGTACTTTGCGTTTGAGGCATTTGAAAACGCCGTGCTCACAGGCGATCCGCAAATTTTCCTGTCTGCATCACGCGCTCAGGCGGAAGTGTTCCGCTCTTACATCGTAAACATTGCCCAGGAGTATTTCGGCATCACGCTAACGGGCAACCCCATCCGACTGAGCAACGGGGCAGAGCTGCGTTTTCTCTCCACGAACAAGAACACCGCTCAGTCCTACAGCGGCCACCTGTACTGTGATGAATATTTCTGGGTACCCAACTTCGACAAGCTGAACGAAGTGGCGTCTGCAATGGCCACGCACGACAAGTGGCGAACCACCTACTTTTCCACGCCATCGGCCAAAACGCACCAGGCGTACCCATTCTGGACCGGCGAGACGTGGAAAAAAGGCAGCAAGAAACGCGCCGCCGTAGCGTTCCCGACCTTTAACCAGATGCGTGACGGCGGACGCCTTTGCCCGGATGGGCAGTGGCGATACGTCATCACGATGGAAGATGCGATTGCCAACGGCTTCAACCTGGCCAACATTGAAAAGCTGCGTAACCGCTACAGCAAAGACACCTTCAACATGCTCTATATGTGCGTGTTCGTTGACAGTAAAGACGCCGTGTTCAGCTACAGCGACCTTGAAAAATGCGGCGTGGACGTCTCTTTCTGGCAGGATCATGACCCCAAGGCAAAACGCCCGTTTGGTGATCGCCCGGTCTGGGGCGGCTATGACCCTGCACGTTCTGGCGACCTGTCCACCTTTGTAATTCTGGCTCCCCCTGTTATGGCCAACGAGAAATTTCGCGTACTGGCAGTAATTAACTGGCGTGGCATGAATTTCCGCCATCAGGCCAGTGAAATCAAAAAACTGTTTGCCCGGTACAACTTCGCATTTTTAGGCGTGGACGTTACCGGCATCGGCCAGGGTGTTTACGACAACATTCACCCCTTTGCCATGCGTGTGCTCAAACCTATCCGCTATGACCTCAGCACCAAGAACCGCCTGGTCATGAAAGCCGCTGATGTAATTGAAAGTGGGCGTATTGAATGGGACCGGGATCAGAAAGAGATATCTGCCTCTTTTCTGACCATACGGCGAGCCGTGACCAAAAGCGGGGCTGCGGTGACTTTCATTGCAGATCGCACAGCGGAAACCGGTCACGCAGAAGCCGCCTGGGGAATCATGCACGCGCTGGAAAACGAGCCGCTCAACTACGAAAACC